AACTATAAGTGGTCAACCCACACAAAACTCAAAACTTAAATAGTGGTAAAACCACGAAAGGAATATAATTATGGCTACAACAACTTTTACAAAAGGTATTGAAGAGTACGAAGATAACGTAACCTTTGGTACAGGAATTACAGGCACTGGTCTTGTACACTCGTTTGGAACACGTAAGATTCAAACGTTTGTAGGAAGCCTTGCCGCAACAGACACAAGCACAGCTTATGCTGACGGTGACGTTCTAGTAGAGCTAGGTGCTCTAGATACATCTTCACCCTCAAGCATTGTAACACCCTCTAAGTTCTTTATTCACAGAGCTTTGATAGGTATCACAACTGCTGCAGGTGAAACACTTGTAGGTGGTCTATCTCTTAGTGCTACTTCAGGTACAGCTACTAACTCTGCTGTTTCTTCAGGAACAGAGATTGTGGGTGCAGGTGTAACATCTTTTAACGAACAGTTAAGTGCAACACAGTCAATCACTGAGGTTGATGTAAACTTTAATAACACAGCAGGTAACTACCACATATTTGTACCTAATATTACTGCTGCTATTGCAAGTAAAAACTTGTATGCATTTGCTACTACTACGTTAAATGCTGACGCTACTGCAGGACGATTTACTGTTGAGCTAGAATACTCAGTATATTAAGGGAGATAATAAATGTCAACTTCCGTAGGCACATTCCAACCTAATACGTTACAATGGAGTGTACAAACAAAACAAACCGTAGATAATACAGCAGCTAACACAAAACATTTTACCTGCACTGGTTTTAAAGTTGTACATCTTCACGCTGACCAAGAGTTTCTAATTAACTTTGGTACTGCAGAAGCAAACTGTGGTGATAATGACTTAGAACTAGAGGCAGGTAATTATACTCTTGCAATACCTGACGCTATTGGTGATGCTGTTATAATGAATATCTTAGCAGCAACCAGTGATAACGTAACTGTTAAAGTAGTACTTTCGTAAAACAAAAGACAACCCTGCTAAAATATAGTGGGGTTGTTTTACTCTGAGGGATATCTTAAATGAAAAAGAAATCAACAGTCAATGCTGCAGGTAACTACACAAAACCTACTATGCGTAAGAATCTCGTTGCAAGAGTTAAAGCGAGTTCCAAGGGTGGCAAACCTGGGCAGTGGTCTGCCAGAAAAGCACAGATGGTTGCAAAACAATACAAAGCAAAGGGTGGGGGCTACAAGTAATGAAAGCCTCTCAAAAAAGTTTAAAAGATTGGACAAAACAAAAGTGGCGTACCAAGAGTGGAAAGCCTAGTGCTAAGACTGGTGAAAGGTATCTACCTGAAGCAGCTATAAAGTCTTTGTCGTCTTCTGAGTACGCAGCAACTACAAAAGCTAAACGAGAAGGCAAAGCAAAAGGTAAACAGTTTGTAAAGCAACCTAAGAGTATTGCAAACAAAACAAAAAAGTTTAGAGCAAATGAGGGCGGTATGGCTAGTAAATTTCCAGATTTAACAGGTGACGGTAAAGTTACCCAAAAAGATATATTAAAAGGCAGAGGCGTAAGTCTAAGTAAAGGTGGTATGCCTAAAAAGAAAGGTTATGCCAAGGGTGGTAAAATATCTGACATGCGTAAGACAGGAATGTTTTACGGTGGCATGGCTAAGAAAGGTAAATAACAATGGCTTCTTACAAAGACTATAAAAGTATATCTGCTGCTAAGAAAGCAGGATCTATATACTACACTAATAAAGCAGGTAAAAAAATGCTTGCTGTTACAAAAGAACAGTTAGATGCTTGGAAGAAAAAGAACAAAGGTAAGTATAAAGGTTCTGCTCTGACAGCTTGGGCTAACGCCAAGGGTAAAGACATTAAACCTTCTACTCTTAAAAAATCTCCTTTTCCAAAAACAAGACCTTCAAGTGGTAGTGTAAAAGTTGAGGTTCTCATAGGTTCTAAACCAAAGTCTGATATTGAGGAAAAAATAGATAAAGGAAAAAATCCACCAGGAGGTTTAAGAGCTAAAGGACTCAGGAAATTAAAAGAAAAAATAACTGGTAAGTCTAGGGGTGGTATGGCTAAAAGGAAAGCTAAGAAATGAGATTAGAAGGTAATAGAATATTATCAGATGATAACAAATTAATTGCTGAAAAAGAAAGAGGGTATGGTGACTGGATATCCAAAGATGATTCTGTCTCTATATCTGACATACTAGACTTTGTTAACGGTTCTGTTACAGAAGAAGTAGAAGTAGAAGAAACAGAGATGGTTCGTGCTCGTAACGAAAAGGGTCACTACATAGCTGATGATCCTGATACCCCAGAGAATGAAGCCTGGACAACTAAAGTAGTAAATAAGTTTCTAGGTAGGAAGTGACTATCGGGGTTGCATAAATGTCACTAGTATGATATAACTACTTGAATATAACTATCCTCACCCAGTTAGGGCTAACATAAACAGAGGATAGAAAATGTTTAAAAGATTATTCAACAAAATTGTAGAAGCAAGAACAGAGTCAGCTAGACGTAAAATTGCACGTTTGCAACTTTACAGCATGACTGAAAGAGAGCTACGAGACTTAGGCATAGGCAGATGTGATATAGAAAGGGTCTTACTAACAGGTAAAGCTCTTTGAAAAACACAATCAGTTCTTTAATGATACTAGGAGTACTTTGGGAGGAGGCTCGTGGACCCAGTAACAATTATCGGTGGAGCTACCGTAGCGTTCAATGCGTTGAAGAAAGGTTTCCAATTCGGAAAAGATCTTCAAGAAATGGGTGGGCAACTAAATCAGTGGGCTAGTAGCATGAGCGACTTGTCCTACTTAGAGCAGAAAAACAAGAACCCTCCTTGGTGGAAATCACTGGGGGGTTCTGTTGAAGCAGAAGCTCTAGAAATATTTACTGCTAAAAAGAAGGCTGAATCTATGAGACAAGAGTTAAAAGATTGGATCAGTTTTACGTATGGACCTTCTGTTTGGGATGAACTTGTAGCCACTGAGGGTAGGATACGTAAACAAAAGAAAGAGCAAGAGTACCGTAAGTCAGAGATACAAGAAGCAATAATTACTTGGGGTATCTCAGGTGTGCTTCTTTCAGTAGGTGCAGGTACTTTAGGTTTTATAATTTATATGGTGGCATAATGGCAAGAAACTTAACGGATAAACAACAGAGGTTCCTTGAAGTTCTTTTTGAAGAAGCAAAAGGAGATCCTGTACAGGCTAAAAAACTAGCAGGGTACGCTGATAGTGTAGCCTCTACATCTATTGTTAACACACTGACAGATGAAATAGCAGATGTTACAAAGAAGTTTATAGCACAGTCTTCAACCAAAGCAGCCTACACAATGTTTTCAGTTATGGCAGATCCTACAGATCTGGGTGTAAAAGAAAAGATGTTAGCAGCTAAAGATATTCTAGATCGTGCAGGATTTGTAAAAACAGACAGGGTAGAAGTAAAGACATCAGAGCCTTTATTTATTTTACCTGCGAAAGATAATGAGTAAAAGAGCTACAACAGCAGACCACCCAACCAAGGTTGACTGGCAGATACCACTCAGGGGAGAACTAGGAGAATGGTACTCTGTCATAAGAGTAGGAAGACACGTACCTTTTGGTTACAAACAAGATGAAACAGATCCAGACTTACTACTCCCTATCCCTGAAGAGTTAGAATTACTAGAAAAAGCTAAACTATTTCTTCAAGAGTACAGTACTAGGAAAGTAGCAGTCTGGTTATCTCAACAATCTGGTAGAGAAATATCACATGTAGGGTTATATAAACGTGTCAGAATGGAAGAAAAAAGGCGTAGAGCTTCCTCGAACTATAAGCAGTATGCCAAAAAGTACAAAGAAGCGGCAAGGAAAAGCCAGAAGATCGAAGAGAAAAGACTTGGTGGAAAAAACACCAGAAGTCTTGACACAGATGAGGGATACATCGAACTCGAAAGAGGGGAGTGTTGCCCCTTCTGTGGACAAACAAGAGGTGATATTTGAACCTAACCCAGGACCACAAACTAAGTTTCTAGCATCCACTGAACAGGAAGTACTATATGGAGGAGCAGCAGGTGGTGGCAAGTCGTATTCGATGGTGGCTGATCCAGTTAGATACTTTACGAATCCACATTCACGAATGCTACTTGTTCGTAGGAGCACAGAAGAGTTACGAGAACTTATTTCTGTAAGTAAGCAGCTTTACCCAAAGGCTGTACCAGGAATAAAGTTTATGGAAAGAGATAAGACTTGGGTAGCACCTAACGGTGCAACACTCTGGATGTCGTACCTTGATCGTGATGATGACGTTATGAGATACCAGGGTCAAGCCTTTAACTGGATTGGTTTTGACGAACTGACTCAGTGGCCC